ATTCGTGTCGAATATTTCCCCCGAAAAAAATGTGAGTGAAAATAAACAGACAATGGACTCTACTTCGATTTCCGATATTATGGGTCAAGCCGAGGAACCACTCGAACCTCCAATGATGAGTGCCGATCCAAGAATGACACAAATGCATATGCAAGCTCCAATGATGATGGCACAACAACAACAACCAGTAGTACAACAAACGACTGAAAAAAAATCTGAATCTAAAAATCCATTCAACCTTACTGATGACCAGTTCGAAGCACTCATTGTAGCTGTGTGTGCTTCGGCGGCAATTAGTAAGCCAGTTCAAGAAAAACTCGCGAACTTTGTCCCATCGTTTTTGAACGACCAAGGACACAGAAGCGTAATCGGCTTAGCGTCGACCGGTATGGTCGCGGCGGTCGCCTTTTACATAATGAGAAGATACGCTTAAATAGCATTATAATGTTTATACATTCTCTTTCCATAAATAAAATAAGAAATGAGAAATCCGAACAGTAAACCAACTGCGCGAAGTCCTAAAACAGTACCAGTACTCTTCGTAGTTTTACCATAATTTCTAAAATCCTTTTCAAACCTTTTGTTTATTTGGGAAACCCCCGCAACCATACCCATACCTAATAACGTTGACATCATTAAAAATGGCGCATCTATAGCTAAACGACCAATTAAATTACCACCACGTGGTAACGTAGTGATGACTAATGGTGTAACAACCATGATTATAAACATATTTAACCATTTATCGTTTAAAAGTAGGGGCGCACTCGAAGATACGAGTAAAGTATTCAGTAACAAATACGCTTTCATTAAATCACCGAAAGATTGCATTTATTAATACCAAACATTATTTATCCTGGATGTGTTTACCACAAAATTTGGTTCTCTGTGGTATTTCCTGGTATATTCCTAAAGAAACGCACATTGTTCTAAGATCATCAAATTTTTTCCAGAACTCTTTACTATGTGAATATTCGTCAACGGTACAGTGTGCGAGTTCGTGTATTAAAACGTGGAATATTTCATTAGGTTCACCATCGATACACAAACCTATATCATTACCTTTATTGACATTGTATCCGATAGACCCGTTCATACGCCTGTGTGCGGTAATTGGAATTTCTTTACATAACATTTTGAATTCCTGATTATTAGTCTCCTTAAGGTGTTCTCTGAGTGTCCTGTATTTTTCACGAACTTCAGATAATCTCTCGGGTTCCTGTATATTCATGAGTATAATCACGTTTATGATAATGAGGAGTAAAGCTAGTATCATCTTATCATAAACATATATAAAAATCGGCGGTTCACCTCTTATACACAAACCTAAATTTACTATACAAATCCGAAACCGGGTTCCCTTTAAGATCTTCCCATAATGTTAAAGTGAATCCCAAATCTTCCATACGCGTAAAAAACAGGTCTTTGTGTGCGATGGGTTCGACTTTTGGTCCGTCAACATAATACGGTGTATCGGCTAAGTGGACGTATAACTTTTCCCCAAAGTTTCCCGAACTTGTATGTTTCATTAGAAAATAGTTTCCTAGCTCATCTTTTACAGGTGTATTCATAATAATCTTATCGGAATTCGGTATAATTCCTATGAATTGGCCACCAGGTTTTATTCTATTTTTAATTGCTAATAAAGACGTCTCGAATAACTTGGGTGATTCGAATATATAGTGTAACGCAAAGTTATAACATACGACATCGTATTTCCTTTGTGGACATGCGAATATATCACCTTCGTAAAAGTTGACGCGTATTTTCATGTTCTTGGCACGTGACTTAGCCTCCTTAAGTGATTCTGGGTTTGGTTCACACATGCTTATATTAGCCCCCGCGTGTCGCCACTTTTGAAGATCACCACCGAATCCACATCCTACATCCAAAATACTGTCGCCTTCGCGGGTAGCCGATTGGATGAGGAGACGCTTAGACTCGTTATGGTACTTACGTATCTCCTCCATTTATTTATATTAGCGTTTCCTTTTTAAATGGTGTTAAATGTTAGTAAACCAAAGTTCTGGTTTCGAATTTACAGATATAGAGTCGACGATGATTGTCGGCTCTGAAGGAGGTGGAAGTGTAGGTGTAGGTGGAGGTGTAAGTGTAGGTGGAGGTGGAGGTGGACAAAATTTCCCACCGGGGCAAATAAAGTCAATGGCGTCATATCCACCAAAGACAGGTGGTGATGGAGATGGAGATGGTGATGGAGATGGTGATGGTGATGGAGATGGAGATGGCGATGGTGATGGAGATGGAGGTATTTTCGATATATCAGTTTGAGAAATTGGTTTTATAATATCCGAATCCGAATCCGAATCCGAATCCGAATCTTCTATTTCCGTTTCCGTTTCCGTTTCCGTTTCCGTCTCCGTCTCTGTTTCTTCTACTGGTGTTTTAATTTTAAAAATTAAAATAAAAATAATTACAATTAATATAACACTTATAAATATACTATAAATTTTATTCATATTACTATACATTATAAATTTATTTGTATTCATTAAGGTTCGTTTTTATCGATACCAACATTTATAGTTTGAACCGTAACCATAAACTTTTCGTTATTTGTTCGTAAACGCTTGATACTTTTTACTAATTCTAAATTACCATATTTACCAATGTGTAAGATATCGTTATTTTGAAGTATATTATATTCCACATAATTCAAATATTCAGTTAATCTTTCGTTAAAACGTAACATATATTTCTGTTCTTTTTTGGTAATAAATTTACGATATGGTCTCTTAAACCCAATGTATTCTGATACATTTTCATAAAAATCATCGTTATTACCACCATAAAACATATCGACGTAATCGTTTTTACTAACTTTTTCATACGTTTCAATTTTATCCCAATTTTTTAGGTTTTTTACCATATAGTCTTCCAAATAACATTTAAAAGACTGGAAGGCATGACAACCCATTTTTTTTAATTCGCGATTATTTTTATGTGATGTACCAAAAGATTTTTCCATTATTTTCGTACATGCAAAGCTCCATAATCGTAAATTATTAGTCTCGCGACCTAGTTTAAACCAATATTTAACGTGATCTTCTTCACTCGTATCACTTAGTGATATATAAGGGTTTATAAATTTTAGAACGTGGTCGACAACGTCCCTATTTAAATATTCTTCTAATTCACGAACCGCCTTAATTTCGTCGTTCTTTTTAATGTAAGATTCAGGTATCATTTTTGTTTTCTTTTACTTTTAAATGGTTATAATTTACTAAGGTTTAAAAAGAAGATTCTAATTAATATAAATGAAACCTATTATTAAATGGGTCGGTGGTAAGACACAAATTCTCGATAAAGTTTTGGAATCTTTTCCACATGAAATAGAAAATTATCACGAACTATTCGTTGGTGGTGGAAGTGTTCTGTTTGGAATACTCGAAAGTCAAGACATTACCGTAAAAGGTAAAGTTTACGCGTACGATAAAAACCAGAAATTAATTAACATGTATAGACGGATTCAAGAGAATCCCAAAGATGTTCACGACCATTTAACTGAACTTTTTAAAACATATGACACGCGAACAGGTACGGACGTAAACCGTAAACCTGAAACTGAAGAGGACAGTCTTACATCGAAGGAAAGTTACTATTATTGGACACGTAAAAAGTATAATGAAATGATACCTATAACAACTATACATGCCGCGACATTAATTTTTCTAAACAAGACGTGTTTTAGAGGTGTGTATAGGGAAGGACCGAACGGGTTTAACGTACCGTATGGACACTATAAAACGACACCTTTAGTTGTATCTTTAGACGAGTTAGTAAAAATACAAGACCTTATAAAAAATGTGGTTTTCAAATGGTGTGATTTTAGGGTCGCTTTCGCACAAACCGTAAACGATGGTGATTTTATATACGCGGACCCGCCTTACGCACCTGAAAGTGTTACAAGTTTTGTAGGGTATACAAAGGATGGATTTATAATGGATGATCATAAAGATTTATTTAAATTATTAAAAAGTTCTAAAGTTGATTTTGTAATGTCAAATGCAAAAGTCGATCTCGTAACCAGTAGTTTTAAAGAGTATAAGATAGACGATATCCCGGCGAGACGTGCAATAAATAGTAAAGACCCTTCATCTATAACAACGGAGGTGCTCGTGCATGGATATGTTCAAAAATAGGTCCCCATTCGACTTTGTATTTAGCCGGAAAATATACACCTTTTTTCTTTTCTTTATTCGTGAGTGTTGTTTTACGCATAGCCGCGTTTTCACCTCTCACGTAGAAACACCCAATACCTTCATCGGACATGATTTCATACGTGTCTTCATATCTCGGAGAGTTCCAAAAACATTCGTTTAACATATACGAAAATCTAAAATTTGCATTTGGATACCTTTTTGAGTACTGTTTGAGCTTATGATATCCAAGTCCAATTTTTTCATCTGTACTACCGAAACCTAGCTGATGCTTTTTTTCAATAATATGGATATAATTGTCATATAAACGACGAAACATTCCGTCAGGTTTCAATTTTTTTATATATTCTTTTTCTCCCTTAAACTGTTCGAGATATGCAATAGATTTTCCCTGGTCTATATACACGTAATCATGTCCATGAATCGAAATAAGCTCACCGTCTTCGAAATCGGATGTTTCATGTTCAAAGACCTTCCCCCACTTGTTCGTTTTTTCACCTCCTTTACCGTTTTGTATCATTTTATTAATTTTATATAAATTACATATCACTTAGGTGTTTATAACCGAGACCTGATTCTCGGTGCCGGACGTCATATCATAACAAACCCGATATCCGTAGGCTTAATTTCTTCGTCAATTTTCCAGTTCCAAAGGTAATAGTGGTTATATCCCGTACCTTCCATGAACTTATGTTTTCGAAGTTCATCGTCATCTACACCAACATTTACACAATTATATACATCGAAACCGCGGTTACGCGCCATGATTATAGCATCTTTTAAACAGTTCCCGACGTTATAGAACGTGTATGCTTGTTTTATTATTTCACCACTTGATTTATGTACATAATCCAAACTATAAAAAGTGGCAAATTGTTCCTTTTCATCGCTCAGGTATGTGTACACGGTATCTTTACGTGGAAGAATCCAGTGTCTAACGTAAGATTCATCGATATTAAGTGAAAGTTTAAACTTTTTTAAATGTTCTTGTAACATTTTTGTAACTCTAGGTATATCATTTTCATTCATTTCCCTAAACTGTGACGTACCTATAATACGATATGCTTGTTCCCTTGCGTCAGAAAATCGGAGTTTATTAAGTTTATTAACATTTATAAGTCTATGCCAATACGTGACTTTAGCGATAGGTGTAGGTAAGTGTTTTACGACTGTATATACAGCTTGCCATCTATTTTGTAAATTCATACGCCTTTTGAGTTCGCCTATAAGAATGGGTGTAAATTTGGTATCTCTGAGATGTTTAGAAACGCACAAAAAATTTATTTGGAGCATTTGAATTATTTTTTTATTAACACAAACGTCTAAAGGTATACCTGATATAAAAGCGATAAGTTTATTACTTTCTTTTTCACGAATAGCAAGGTTCCATTCATTGCGGTACCCCGGTGGGTATAGTGTCCATTCAATCAACTCTTTCGAGTACATGAATTCGAAAAAATCGTCTTGTATATAATTCTCTTTTAGAAATCCACAGAGTTCATCGACAGTACACGAACCCCATTCATATCCTTCGGGTAAAGGGTTTTTTTCGTACCTAAGTTCTCTCGATGAATTTATTTCACCATCATTTTTAAAAACAACTTTATCTTGAGGAACAGGTTGTTTATTCCAGAATTCGTGCATTATATTACATATAATAGACTTAAAGTTTTTAAGCTTTGTTACTATATAAAACAATGTCAACTCTTGAACAAGATTACACGACCGTTCCCGGTCAATTATACGCGTGTCTTTCTGTCATAGGACCGGAAGCACCTCAAAAGAACGATAAGTTTGGTATTAAGATCCGGGGTGCATTTAATTCCAGAGATGAGGCTGCATCGCACGCCAAGCGTCTTCAAAAAGAAGATGCGACGTTTGATATTTACGTTGTTGATCTGTATAAATGGTTGTTAATCCCACCCGATCCGACAAAGATTGAAGATGTTCATTATACGAATGAAAAACTTGAAGAACTCATGTCGGGATACAAAGAAAATCAAGCACAAGCGGCACAAATGTTTGCGGAACGTAAACGTGACATGGTCGAAAGTGCATCGTCGTTTGCGAAACCAGGTGATGAAAATTCGAAGTATTATACGAAACCAGATGAACCACCAATTAGTCACCCAGCTGAAGTTCTCGAACATCTCCAAAAGGAAAAACCAGATACACCAATGGAGGAACTTGTTAAGGAAGCGGATACTATTGTTGCTAAGGAAATTGAAGAAAGAAAGGAAAAACGTGAAGCTGAGGCGAAGGCGGCTCTCGAAAAAGAGGCGAAAGAAAAGGGGTTTAATTCAGTTGAAGCAATGGAAAAGTTCAACAATGAAAAGTCTGAATCGTCTACGGAAGCTCAGGATACGAAAGGCGAAGGCGAAGTTGAGGAAGGTGAAGAGGTAGAATCTAAATAAATTTGTTATATAAATGTAAGAATGTTGAGTATTATACTAAATATAATCACCATAATTATTGTTTTAGCCATGGTAGGTTTATTTTTACGATTGTATGAAGATCGAAAAAGTAAATCGGGTACTGAAAATGTGAGTGCGTCCGATGTCGCACAAGATATACTAAAAGACCCACTCATTGTAAGTCGTGCATATTTTACAGAACCTAAAATTGGTCCTATTGGTGATTTTGAAGGACAGCAAACATCGTCTGAACATTTATGGGTTAGAGGTAAACCTATCCATGTCTAAGAATGACTGGTTGCATGGTCTTACCCATAAAAAACCCCAAAATAAATGATACGAATATAATGATATACGCCGTTTTATCTAAATTTGTAAATATATCTTCCTTTTGTGTAGGTTGTTGTGGGTACGGTTCGTAATATTGTTGCGGTGGTGGGTAATAATATTGTTCGTTATTTTCCGGTTCGAGTTCTGGTTCATCCGGTTGATGATTCTCTTCTTTACTCATAAAATCATCCGGATTATAGTTTATAGGTGTACCGACTTCAGCTTCCATTTATAAAATGTAAACCTATTTTTTTAAGCCTATTATTCCTCATCTTCCTCTTCTTCGTCAACAACAAACCCTTTTAAATTGCCGTTTTCATCCATATCACTATCATCATCTTCAAAATCATCCTCGTCATCTGTTTGAAGGAGATCAATATCACTTTCTATTTCCGATTCGGTTTCGTAATCATTATCCGAAAAATCATCTTCTGGTAGATCTTCGAGTGGGTCTAAGCGTTCTGGAACCTTTGAGACTCTCCCTGAACGTGTACGCGTAGAAACAATTGTTTTTGTCATTATAAAGTAATGTATGTTTATTCTTTTAAATACATTACGCAGCGTTAATGGATTCATTTATTAAAACAAGGCTAAATTCAGCGTTTATACTGTTCGCTAACGTGTCTAACTCTTCTATAACACTCGTATCCGTAGAAACCGTATATAATGCGAGTTCTCGTAAGTTTTCGAGTGCACGGTTTAATAACTTTTCTGAAACTTCTGTATGTGATTTATATTCTATAGCCATGTTTATATTTGCTAAAAATTCTTTGTATAAAACTTCATTTAACCCTGAGTACGGTAAAGTTTCACGTATGAGTTTAGTTATATGTTTTGTACCTGTATCTTTTTTTATTAAAGATGACGCCAAATATACAACGAGTGCAATTAATATTACAGCTAACATTCTATAAAGTACTGACAATTTTATCTGTAAGATTATGTGCGCGACATTTACATTTACACACTTGATGTATTTGACTTTTAAGTATACTGAATGAAATTGTTTCTTTACATGTATCACACGATTCCTTTGTCGTAACTGTATATTTCTTAACACCTTCGCGTTTGAGTGATTCTATTATAAACGTTTCTTTCTTGACGATATACTTTTTTATAAATTTTTCAAGTAAGTTCTGTTCTGGTTCTACAATGACTTTCTTTTTAGGTGTATACGTTTCAACTTTACCATCTTCGTAAAGAGTATCCGTTATTTTTTTAGAGAGTTGATGTCGTCTCCCCGAAAAATCCTTACAAAACCCATATTGTCTTAGTACGTTAGTAGTCGAAAAACACTTTTGGGCTATAGTATCACCTACTATATGAAACCATACGTGATTGGAATTATGATTACATTTTTTATTTTCACAATATTTAGAATTTGTCGAGACGAGAAACTGTTTGTTATATTTAAACATTTTAGTGATTGATGCGGTAGTTTGTCCTTCTACATTTTTACGAACAAATGCTTCGACGAGTAAAAGAGCCTCTTGGTCCTTGAACTCATTTTTAGTTTGTAATGTTGTAAATGTAGCTTCTTCGCGAGTTCCTTCTATGATAACTGGTTCCATGCTTTGTGTACGTAACGTTGCCATGTGTAATATATCAACGGACGGTTTTTGTTCAGTCTTTTCCAATGTGGATGAAGGACCATGTTTGTATATAAATATGGGTAAATATTCACTTTGTGTTTCTTTACCGGTGTTATTACATAACTCACACCCTTGACCGGCACACGCTTCATGTTTCCCCTTTTTATGTGACCAAGGCATACGGAACCCACTACCCTTCGTATTACGTGAATTATTACCGTATACTGAAATATCAACAATATCTTTCCAATCACGTGATCCGTACGCTAAGTTTAACGTATTTATAACATGATCTCTGAGACCCAATGCAGATGATCTATTTACAACAAACCCTGGCCAGTTTATATGTATACCCGTTTTTATGAGTGTATCGATAGGTTTAGGTTCAGCGACAGATATCAAAGCGTCTTTACCACCAAACTTTGAGACTTTGTCACATATGACTTTACACACACTCTTAATCTGTTCAAATGACATCTCTTCATCATCTTTATAATCAAGATCCATGAAAAAATTATAATTTTCCGTTTTCTGTTCGACGACAAATATCTTTTCACCGGAGTTATATACTTCTACACATTTTTCGTAAAAGTCATTCAATCTATCAAATGGCACGGAGAGGACGCCACCGTCCATGAGCACATGTGATAAATCGGAGTTATTAGCAAAACCTTGGTCTTTACACCAACGTTTAAACATACTTACCTATTAATCTATTTATTTTTTTATATTGTTTATTCGTCTTCATACTCGTGACGCCAAATAGAGCGTCTATATGAGACTTCCGGATAATTTTCTTCTTCTTCTGATAAACTTTTCTTTAAAACGAGGAGCTCATAGACTTTATCCTCTTTATGTAATTCAACGTACCTGTCCGCCTTTTCCGGCGTATATGCATGCCTTTCAATGAGAAGCTCTCGTATTTGAGATAAAATGTAGTTCTTAGACTTCATTATTTAATAGAGAAGGTTTTTCTATCGAGAGAAGTTACACACGCGTAAAATTCTGGATTGTTAAGTACGTTTTTAACAATACGATCCCATTGTTTTTTCGTACTGAACTCTGAGAGTGTTTCAAAATTCATGAAATCATTCTCATCGTGTGTTCTCTTGATGGGCTGTTTCTGAATCTTACGGAGATTCATTTTCTGTTTTTCATCGTTAAACTTACGTATAAGTTCAGCCTGTTCCTGTATGGTATAGTTTACGAAAAACACGTAAACGTTATATTCAAGTTCCACTCCTGGACTTTCCGTTACTACAAATTTAAATTCTGTATATTCACCCTTTTTCAAACAAACAACCCCCCTGGTTTCTTCTTCGAGTTCTCTCAAAGCACATCTAATGGGATTTGGAATCTCTCTTCGCCTACACCCTCCGGTGACGAAAATCCAATCTTTGAATCTTCGATCCCGGACAGTGAGAAATCGTGGTTTATCACCTATAAAAGTGACGGGGACTGCAATTGCTTTATATTTTTTCATTGCTTATTTGCAAGTTATAATTGAATAAGATGATTATTCTGAAGATTCTTCTTCAGTCACATCAACTTGGGTTTCTAAAACTTCCTCTTTTTCTGTTTCTACAACTGGTACAGATTTCACTTGTGGTGGTGGTCTGGATAAATGTGTCATGAGGTTTCCGTAAAATCCTTTAACGTTATCCATTTCTGATTTCGTTTTGTTAAGTTCTCTGTACATGTATATTGTGGCAACAATACACATGAGCACGGCAACTATAGTCGCTGTATCGCGATCGAATGTAAACATTTTATATATAAAATTACGAGCTAATTTTTTAAGTTCCTATAATCGCACCCATGTGCGTTGTTTTTTCGGTTGGACACGAGTATCCCATTTTTCCAAATTGTATTTCCTGGTAATGCCCTTCTTTACACTCTGCATTCTGAGGAGGCTTTTCTGGTTTTTTACCAACTAAATGATCTAAAGTACCCGATTTTGGGTCATACGTTATAACAAAGATAAATGCCACTAGAAAAATTAATTGCCAAACCATTTACAATAAGTGGCTAAATTAAATTACTTAGTTGGAATACATCAAACCACCCATACCATTTTCGATACGGAGGATGTTGTAGTTGACGGCGTAGATATCATCACTTGAGTTGGCTGTGTCATTGACAAGTCTCGCGGAATCGAGTCTACTGAAGTTGAGCGAACCGGTTGGTTGAACCTTGGACGTGTCGAGACAGAATGGGTACAAGAAAAACTTATCGTTATCACCGGATGCAGCAGCATCTTTCGAGGATGTGGTGTGGTAATACGAAGTGACCGCGGTGTAGTTTGGATCAACGTATTTAAAATCAGTAACATCCGTACCGTTAATTTGGAGTTTCATTTTATTTAAGTCATCCGCAATAGCGAGAGCACTTCCATCTGCAGCTACCAAACACTTAATTGGGTGGTTAAAGTTGAGTTCTTGAATTTTGGAAACGGATGCAATGGCTTTTTGTGTTTGCGTAATAAGCATGTTTTGTGGTGTGGAAGACAAAGCGGTACGCTCGTCCGTGTCAAGGTGAATGAATTGACTGTAGACTTCATATGTAGCCCCATCGAGATCGCTACCCCACGTAATTCTCAATTCCACATCGTGATATTGAAGAGCGATCAATGGGATGGCGGATTGGGCGTTTTCACAAAACGAAAATCTGAGTGGGTAAAACTTACTTTCAGTTGCCACGGCAAACCCGGAAGTAGATTTAGTTAAGTTTTGTGCTAAGACAGTTGGTGCCATGTATTGCGAGAATGTAGATGTTTGTTCATCAATGACTTGTCCACCAATGAGAAGTTCAACTTTGGAAATCGCGAGGACCCATTCGGCTGGTGTAAGTTTGTGAGCTTTACCCGCTTTAGTTGGAGCGATATACACGTACCCGACCATATCCCCTTTTCTTTCAAACCTAACGGTCGACATAGAACCCGCGGATGGGTTGCCCTGGATAACCTGTCTTTCAACAGTTTGTGCGAAATTTGTGTGACGTTTATAGTTGGACCTGAAAAAGGAAACTTCAGGTTGGCCGACGAGATGCGCATCTTGGGCACCTACGGCAACGAGTTGAGCAATACCTCCAGACATATTTTATATTATACTAAGGTTTTATTTTTTAAATATCTTCCGTGAAGGTTCCATAATTCGTTTTGAGTTTGGTATATATTTCCGCGACTGGATTAATATTGGATGTTGTACTCACGTTAGAAACTGTAACAACCTCGGCACCGACTGTTACTTTACCTTGTGTTTTTGAATCTTTACTGATATGGTGATCGAACATGGCTGATACGGTATACGTATTCGAATCTGGGGAAATTTGAATATTCATGTGATATTGTTGATTTTTACGTAATCCTACGTAAAATTCTGATAATTCTGCGCCTGTGTTAAGACTTTTAGTTTCGGTGACCTGTATTCCCATTGGGTATATATACTTTAAAAATATATTATTTTATTTTATTTGGCGATAGTTCGTTGAAACGTTGTAGGAATCGTTCCACAAAATTAATTGTCTAGTATTTATAGAATTCAAACCATTCGGCGGTCCACTCATTACCCGAAGTATCACGTGCCTTTATTACAAGCTCGTACCTGTAGTTGGGGGTACTTTGAAAATAGAATGTCTGTGCGTTCGGATCGGGGAATATGTTGAATGTATCCCTGTCCGTACCCATGGTCATTACTTTGAAAGCACTAGGACTGTTTTTATCAACAGAACCAAAGGCGTTCGTAAAGTAAAAATGATACTCGTACGGTAAAGATGTTGGTAAAGTGTGGTCTAAATTTATTTTTTCAAAATTAGAAGGCATACTGGTATAGACTGTAGAATTGAAGTTATAATTCGTAGGGGAGAAACTCGAACTAATATCAATACCATTAAAGTAGTATGGAGGCATGCCCATCGACGTGGTTATGTTCGTATTGAAATCACCTGTAGCATAACCTCCTCCTCCTCCACCACCACCGGATGCCGCATTCATTTCTTCTACCGTAAACAAAATTGTATATGGATAATCAGCCGTACTAGCTCGAAGAACCTCATGGTGCATACGGTATTCCTTATTGTACGTTAACGTCATACCAACACTTTTATCAAAATTTGTATATACATTTGTTTGAGACGCTTGACTCCAAGAACTAAAACTATTGTTATAATAAAATTCTATCTGACTCGCCTGAAATGTGGGACTAGATGGATCACCTTGTGTAAAATAAAAGTCGTGTGAATGACCGACCCCTAAATACCCAAGTTTTAATCGAAACGTACTCCCGGAAAACGATGCAGACGAAGTGTAGGCTACGTTATGTATCGCAGAATCTCGATTATTTGTGTTTATTCCGTTATAAAGAAAATCTGGACTAAATTCCCTTGTTTTTGTAAAGTCCGCGGCTGATAATTTTGCTTCGATAGTTACTTGATTCGTATTTTCTTTTGTAATTTCAAGTATTAAAAAACTAACTGCTGTTGCGTTGTTGTCATATGGAATATGAATAGTATGATCTTGAAAATTTGAAAAAACGGTATGAGTCGTACCATTTATAATGACTGATAAAGAAGAACCTCGCGCGATTTGTCCTTCTATTGAAATGGCCGATGTATGCAATTTTAAAACCAGTTTTTGACCTTGGGTCATTGCTGTTGAAATATTTAATGTATCAAACGTCGATGACGTACTACCAACGCTATAAGATGTTTCGTTATACATATAATCGTATGGACCACCACTAACAGAAACACTGATCTCATTCGAAAAATGACTTACACTAGTCGTACCAGCAGTCGCACCACCACCACCACCACCGGAAGCTGTAGCCCACGACGGACTACCCCCGGCAACTGTAAGTACCTCTCCAGCCGATCCTATACCAAGTGTAGTTAATGAAGTAGGACCATTCGCGTATATAATATCACCTGTAATGTAACTTGATATATTTGTACCACCTCTAGCAACTGCTAAAGTACCAGATGAAATATTACCTGCTTGTAAAGTTGTTAAACTATACCCTGAACCATTAAACGAGGATGCAGTTACTGAACTTGTAAATCTCCCTGTACCTAAAACGTCTAATTTGTAAATTGGATTTGTTGTTCCTATACCAACGTTACCACTCGAATTAATTCTGAATCTTTCACTATTAGCTGTTGTAATTGTAAACGTATCATTTGATGGAAACCCAAACTTTGTATCGGAATCACTTGTATGTGTAATATAATCGGCAATATCACCACTAAAACCACCACCGGAAGCTGCAGCCCACGACGGAATACCCCCAGCAACTGTAAGTACCTCTCCAGCCGATCCTATACTCAGTTTAGTTAATGAACCAGCACTCGAGTATAAAATCTCACCTGTCGAGTAACTTGATATATTTGTACCACCTCTAGCAACTGCTAAAGTACCAGATGAAATGTTAGTTGCACTCAAACTTGTTAAACTTGCCCCCGAACCATTAAACGAGGATGCAGTTAATGAACTTGTAAATCTCCCTGTACCTAAAACGTCTAATTTGTAAATTGGATTTGTTGTTCCTATACCAACGTCACCACTCGAATCAATTCTGAGTCTTTCTGTATTATTTGTTGTAATTGTAAACGTATGATTTTGTGGAAACCCAAACCTTGAAACGTCCCCGATTGGACCATCATACGAAATATAACTGCCAATTATAACTTCACCCGTGTTATAGAGTATGTCACTACCTGAAGTTGTCCAAGGACTTGAAGCACCACCAGAAGCTGCAGCCCACGATGGGTTACCTCCGGCAACTGTAAGTACCTCTCCAGCCGATCCTATACTCAGTTTAGTTAATGAACCACCACTCGAGTATAAAATCTCACCTGACGAGTAACTTGTTATATTTGTACCACCATCTCCAACTGCAAGTGTTCCTGTAATGGAAGAAGCGCCTAGATCGACCGCGAGTTGATTTGATTCGATAACCAAACCCCCGTTTGTTTTTGCATCTATGGCCACCGTGGGTGTTCCACCTTCAGAAGCTGCACCAGCTGTAATACCATTACCACCAGATATAGATTGTACGTAATTACCTGTCGTGTGCGAACCTAAAGTTATAAGGTTATCAAGTGTAGTTGCACCCGTCCCACCATCTCCAACTGCAAGTGTTCCTGTAATGGAAGAAGCGCCTAGATCGACCGCGAGTTTATTTGATTCGATAACCAAACCCCCGTTTGTTTTTGCATCTATGGCCACCGTGGGTGTTCCACCTTCAGAAGCTGCACCAGCTGTAATACCATTTCCACCGGTTATAGATTGTACGTAATTACCTGTCGTGTGCGAACCTAAAGTTATAAGGTTATCAAGTGTAGTTGCACCCGTCCCACCATAACTTACTGCTAAAGTACCAGACGTTATATTATCCGCGTTTAAGCTTGTTAAACCTGACCCTGAACCAGTAATTGAACCGGATGTAGTAACATTACCACATAAAACATTCCCCCAAATATTCGCGGTAATGTACCCGTCAGATGATGCATTTGTTGGTACTATATCAGTACTACTTGGATCGCTGTATGTAAATGCAATGGTATATTCCTTCTCATCCCCTCTAAAACCCGCCACAACATTTGCAGTTGGTCTGGTCATGATCATACCCATGTCTATTGTATCAATAGCATTCGCATTACCCACTTCAATGATTGGATCGGAAACACTATGTATTTCAGAATGTTGAAATGTGGCACTACCTTGAACAAGTAAATTACCTGTAACAGTTAGATTTGAAGAAAGTGATGTAACTTCGGTTGCGGTATTATAAGATATTTTACTATCGCCAAATGTATTATCAGCTTTTATATACGGTATTTTACCCGATGTTAATGTAGTTGCACCCGTACCACCATCTCCAACTGCGAGTGTTCCCGTAATGGAAGAAGCGCCTAGATTGACCGCGAGTTGATTTGATTCGATAACCAAACCCCCGTTTGTTTTTGTATCAATAGATAATGTGTGTGCAATAGTTTCACCTGATGTTGCACCCGTAGTCGTAATACCATTACCACCTGTAATCGTGGAAACGTAGTCACCTGTTGTACCTGTACCTAAAGTTATATCACCACCACCACCACCACTACCTATATCTGAAGTTAATACATTTGTATTGTAAAGTTCTTTAGTTGTTGGATTGTATCCAATAACAGTTGTAGATGCTGGATTTGTTACACGTAAAGGTGCCATATAAATACTATCACCTGATGATGCATTAATAGCTGTAGAAGAAGCGTTTAAAACAATTGTATTATCCGCCTGATTTGTAGGAGCCTGTTTACCAAACCGGATTTTGGTAGACCGCTCGATTGTCGGTAAATTTTTAACCATTTATTATAAGTGTGTATTTTAATTTGCATAAATAAGACCAGCCATACCATTTTCAATTCGAAGTATGTTATAATTAACTGCATATATAGGATCGGTAATATTCATTGTTTGACTAACTATCCTGACTGAATCTACACGGCTAAAATTGAGTGTTCCTGACGGTTGGAGTGAACTCGACATTATGCAAAAACAGTATAAGAAAAAATCGGGGGACGTAACAAAGTTTGTATGGTAATAATTCATAACGTCTATAAAGTGTGGTTTAGCCCATTTAAAATTGGTTATATCTGCCCCATTAATCTGTATTTTTACTTTATTTGTTGTTGATGTTAAGGCACCTGTTCCAGATGTATCGGAAGATGCGATATATTTTACGGGGTGATTAAATGTTAATTCCTGTATACGTTCATTCGACGCAATATTTTTTTGAACTTGTGTAATTATTATATTGTGATTTTTGTCAACCAATTCTTTACGTTCATGATCATCAAGGTAATAATAATTCGAATAACATTCAAAGTTGTAGTTTCCTGCATCTGGGCCCCAATGTATACGCAACTCAACATCGTGATACTGGAGTGCGACTAAAGGTAAAGCAGATTGTGTACCTTCACAAAAAAAGAAACGAAATGGGTAAAAATAAGAAAGTGCACTTATACCTGGGTGTGGACCCAAGGCACTTTTTGATACATTTGTCGCGAATGTATCTATAGCTATATTCTCTGTAAAAACTGCATCCTGTTCATCTATAACTTGACCACCGATAAGAAGTTCGACTTTATTTATAAGTGTACCCCAATTTTGTATATCAAGGGCTTCTGAATTATTATCAATTGTTAGATATGTGTACCCTAACATATCACCAGTTCTATCAAAACGAATAGATGACATAGAATTTGCACCGGGATTTCCTTTTATAACCTGTGATTCGACGACCTGAGAAAAATTTGTATGTCTTTTAAAAGATGATACAAAAAAGCTTACTTCTGGTGTACCTGTGATATATTCATCTTGAGCACCTATTGCAACGAGTTGAACGATACCAGATGACATTTATAATAAGAAAAGGTTAAAATTTTACATATTATTTATCAATCGTCTGGAATGGTAAATTTTTCCGTTTACAAACGAATCTAAAAATAAAAAAGTTGTCATCTGTACCCGCTATACTATCTCCGTCCTGGTTTAATAAACTAAACGTTAATTTATTGATTTTTCGTATGGGTGTTAAATATTGTTGTACGACTGGATAATTGTCTTTAAAAATGATCTGGGTTGCTGTACCACTCCCACTAATCAAACTCCCAAACAAATTATTTAACTTTGATAAAGCTGGCTGACCTTCGTACCCATAAATATTTGATGTTCGTTGTGCATAATTTGTATCGAGTTCGTTTATGGATATGTAACATACATTTGAATTCGTTGTTGTAATTTGTGCAGCGATAAGTCTTACCTGGACAACATCTTCGAGTGTTTGCTGAAGATGTACATTGAATGTATTTTTACTTGATTGACCTATAGTGTCAACGGTAATCGTATGATACTCATATTCAAAATCGGGTAAAGTGGATTGACTCGTCACTAAAGCCATTTATATATACTGGAGATTTTACTTCATCTTATACCCCGCTTGTTCGCGAACAAGTTTTTGTCCGTCACATACACCACCTTTACTGTCGGAGTAGTATGCATTACCCAAACATTCTTGAGTCGATGGGATATCGAAGAGTGAACCCGTATTGATGGTTTCGATTTCGACATCTTTACCCTGGTACCCACTGGTACGGAACATTGCGAGAACACACAATACTGCGATGATGATGACGATAGCTTTGATCGTGTTTCTGTTGGTGGCGTTAAGTTTCATTTATATTGAAACAACATTTTTTATAAAGTGCGTTAAAGAGATTAGAATAGTTTCAATATAAAGAGTAATAGTAATGGACGGTGAAATTATTCTTGATCGTAA